ATTTGTCTATATCCATTTAATGTACTTCTTCTTACACTACTTGCCCTGAATTGTTTTGGAAGTTTTTTAAGCAATTCTAATTGCATTTCCCAACTAACTCTAGTAGGATAATTTTTTTGTGCTTTTCTTGATTTAAGGTATTTATCTATTTCAGAAAGAAGTTCTTCATCACCAAAAAACTTCTTCTCTGCCATCTCAAATAATGATTCTTTTGATTTTGTTTTTTTAGTATTTTTGTCTAAATCTTCATAGTCATTTCCTTGAAATAGCAACACAACATGAACCTTCTTTCTACACTAGGTTAGTTCATTCTCTTTTTACAAGAACATTATTTGATGTTCTAATGATTTCCCATGCAGTGTCAACTTCACACTCAAAATCTGTTACAGAATCAGTTAGTTCTTCCTTATTAAACCTTTTATCCCACCTCGGAATTACAATAGAACCATCCTCCTTGTCTACATATACAATATCATCTACATTGATACTTCCATCTGTGTTTCCTTTTGTTACTTTATAAGCTGTATCAGGCTTCATATGCATTATTTTTCATCCTCATCTTTTTCACTCTCTTTGTCATCAGAAGTATTGTTATTATAGCACAAATCGATAAACTCTTCAACTTGTGAATCAATCTGTGAATTAGCTCTGTCATACAGTTCTTTTGTTGCATCTTTTACATTGTCCTCTTTATCTAGTGTTGCAGTATACTCTGTCTCAAAACTAACAAAAGTATCTACTGTTGTACCAACCTTAATATGTTCTGTACGCTTACTAGATACTCTTACTTCTTTAATTTCCATAACAAACACCTCATTTATTTTTATTCTTTTTGAACGTTACTGCAAATGTATGTGTTGTTTCAATAGCATCTTGAAACAGACTAGCATCTACTGTTCCATTATAGATATCGTTCTCTAGTTTTTCTTCATCTACTGTTTCTTTGAGTAACCAATTAAGTTTATTCTTTTTGATGATATCAACACATTTATCTGTATTGAATGATTCTCTTACTCTATCTTTTACGCAAGCAACATACTTATCCCCTGCATAATCTCCTACACCATTAGCCTTTAGCTCTTTCTTTGCTTCATCTAGCTGTTTCTTTAGCTCGTTAATCTTTTTGTTCAGCTTATATACTTCATCTACATCAATCATTGTAATTCCTCCTATTCTTGTTTGCACCGATTAAAAATGCAAGTACCAAAACCCCACAAAAACTTCCTGCTAGAAATGTCAAAAGATAATATAACATCTCATACACTCCTACTAAAGATAAACTTGATGAATAATTTTAGTGTGCCAAAGAAGATACATACACCATTTTTTATCAGTTGTACAAAAATGTAAATATTTTTTGTGCTTTCAGCCATCTCGCACAGCAAACACATCCTGTCAAGTCTACTTTTTAGAGATTTCGTGTTAGTCCCCATCTTTTATACCTCCACATAATAATATATCAATACCAACTATCATAGAACACTGCATTGCCATTCTTAAATTCTTCTCTAGCAATCCTACAAAAACTCATAATTGCTTCATATTCTTGATATTCAAAAGGCTGTTCACCAAAAAAGAATCCACCCTTGTCATATTCTTTGATTTTACCACTTTTTGTATCTTCTTCTAGTTTATCAATATCTTCGGGAAGAAGTTGAATAATCCTCATATTAAACTCATCTTTGCCACCAAGAGATTGATATAACTCTTCCATCCAATTGTGAAGAAACCTATTCTTTCTCCAATAAAAAATTTCATTTTCTTTATAATCTTGGTTATATTCAAATCGACTAAGCACTGCTTTATTTTTTGTGCTAAATGCCCATTGGTCAAGTCCCATGATATTATCTCCTTTTTGTAAAACGTATTGCATCTTCTGTTAAATATCCAACAGTTTATATGCTTCTAATACAGGCATGATATGTTGCTCTCGAAGTCTCTTTTCTTCCTGTTTAATAGCAAGTTGTGTGTACCAAATATAACGCTGATATTTGTCAATGAGACTATTATGATAACTTCCGCAACGAGAACATCTTGCTATGTCATAAATCTTTACTTCATATGACACTGGATAACTTTCAATACTATATGCTAACACGTGCTTGTCATCTTTATGTCCGAAAAAACAACAAAGTATATTACTAAACAGCTTCATTAAATCACCTCCTATTTTATCTAAACACTATTCTTAACATTACTTTGTGCTATTGATTGCAGTAACGATATTTGTTATTAGATTAACAATGTGCTCCTCGCCACCTACAATATTATCAGGTGTGACAACGGATGCCGCAAGCATCATGTATATTGTCCTTGCGTTCGGAACTAACGTTAACACAAGACTACACACAATAATAGCTGTAATGCAAGTCTTTACATACTTCTTCGTGATTCCACTATTTTCTTCTTCATCTTGGTAAAAACCAACTTCACCTGCTACTAACACCACTAAACCAACTATAGAAATTACTAAGACAAATATTGATATAACATGAATCATGTTAGAAACATGAATTAGATAAAACCATATTGGAGAAATAATAGGATTCATTTACTTTTCCTTCCTTTATTTTTACAAAATCTCAACTTCCATGTACTTTTTACCAAATCTCATGCACTCTTGTTTGCTATTCATATAGATGTCGATTGTGTTTGGTATTCCACATCTATCTTTTACTGTATACACAACACCATTGATTCTTACTTTTGTGCCTAGCGGCAAATCATAGCTTGCTACTGCACCAACATGAGCTTTTTCTCCATTTGCCATTGTGTCGCTAGGTGTATAAGCATCACCTACTGTATATGCTGTTACATGACACGAGATTACTTGTTTTCTATTTTGTTCTTTTTTGCTAGTTTCTTGTTGTTTCTTTTCCTCCAGTTCTTTTTCCATCAATTCTTTTTCCAGTGAATTAGTTTTATAGATTTGTTCTTCTAATTCTCTTGAAACATCATTTAGCTCATCATATAACTCCTCATTTAATTCGTTTGAGTAGTTATAATGATTTTTCATTTCTGTGAGCTGTTGATTTGATTCATAATACATTCCTCCTAATACTAGATTACTTAATAGCAATCCAAAAATTATTGTTTTTTCTACATTGTTTTTCTTATTCGCTCTCTGGGTCATTCACAAACTTCCTTTCTACTTGACCTACACTTATATTACCACATAAAATAAAAAATGGCAAGGGAATTTTGCTCTCTTGCCGAAATTTAATTTTTCTCTAAATACTGTGTGTCATGCCATTAGCATTTTAGTCAATGATGTAATAGATATGTTATTATCTATCAATCCATCTTGTATAGATTTCTTTTTATTTACAATATCTAGTATATGTTCATCTATCGTATTATGTGCTACTAAAACATATACAGTTAATTTTTCTGTTGTTGTAGCTCTATAGCACCTATCTATTGCTTGTGTGAATCCTGCATATGTCCATCCTACACTAAAGAATATCTCTGTATGTGCTTCTTGTAGATTTAATCCTACTCCTCCTGCTCCTATGGTTGTAATAAATACTTTGCAGGATTCATCTTTCTTGAACTTTTCTATTTGTTCATTTTTATTCTTTGTAGTACCAGTAAGTATTGCACAATTATACTTTTTAGATAATTCTCTATATAGAATTTCACATGTTGTACTAAATACACTAAAGATAACTACTTTACCATCTATTTGTTCTAACAATTCTTTTGTTCTATCTATTTTTGAACTCTCTAAAACATTGGTAGATAGTAATTCTGTTGTTTCTGTTGCTTGTCTTAATCTTGTTAATTGGCTTAACATTGTTGGTATATTCTCTATTTTATCAAGATTATCTACAATGTCTTTGGTTATATTATTATATACCTTTTGTTGTTTATCTGTTAATTCTATATATTCTTTTCTAATAATCTTAGGTGGTAGTTCTAGTATATCTTTCTTTAATCTTCTAATAGACACACTATCTACTAAGTCTTTTATTTCATTTAGATTTTTATAGCTTTCTATGTTATTAAACATGCCAAAATTACAAAAATGATTCTTAAATGAATAGAAATTAGTATCTATTCTGCCAATAAATTTTAGTGGTACATATACATTTAGAGGATTATTTGTAATTAAAGTACCTGTCATAGCTATTTTATATTCTGTATTTAGCTTTAATAGTGCTTTAGTCATTATTGCATTAGGATTTGTACAAAGATGTACCTCATCCACTATAATCATTTCTATTTCTTTTTTCTTTATCCAATATTGTAGTTTCTTTACTATATCTTTATTTTGTAAAGAATGTATATTAGTTATAATGAAAAACTCTTTGTCATCTATTTTTTGTAAATC